ACGGGCAGGACGGGCGCGGATTATTGGAAAAGCTGGCCGACGGCGTAGGGAGCAAAAACCGTGGATGAAAAACACTTTGAGGAAGCGCAGCGCCTGACAGAGCGGCTTACCCAGGCAGGCATTGAGCAAACCCTGCAGGGGCCCCTGGAAACGCCGCTGGAGATCAACGGCAAGCGGTACTGCCTTGGCTGTGACGACCCGATCAGCCAGCCACGCCTGGCCGCCAACGCTAACGCGGTGCGCTGCGTTGAATGCCAGAACGATCATGACCGCAGGGGGCGCTGATGGATCTGTCGCAGTTTGACTACGATGCCGCGAAGTTCTGGATGGGCGTTCTGCAACTGGTGGCGTTGGCCGCCTTGTTCGTTTACACGCACATAACCAGCAAATCCAAGGCGAACGCCAGCGCCATCAACACGGTGAGACAGGACATGGAGAGTGTCTACGACCACCTGGAAGAGCGCGTTAGCAGGTCTGAGCGCCGGCTGGATGTCTTTGAAAGCCGAATTGAAAGCGCGCCAACCCATCAGGATTTGTCAAAAGTATACGACCGCCTCAACGACGTGGCCGAAGATCTTTCCGGGGTGAGCGGCCAAATGCGGGCGCTCTCTCACCAGTTATCGATGGTCAATCAGTACTTGCTCAATCAGAAGGGAGGCCATGGCCAGTGAGCTATCAAGACTTTCAGACCGAGGGCCGCCGGCTGGGGATTCTGCGGATCCTCTCTCGGCGCAACATGTTTACCGCCAACGAATACAGCCTGAATGATGAGCTGGGCGGCAACTACGGGCACCACGTTAGCAAGGATCTGCTGCACAGCGATATTGCCTGGCTGGAAGAGCAAGGCCTGGTGATCTGCCAGCAGCCCCGTGCCGGCTGGATTATCACCCTTACCAGCCGGGGCAGCGACGCGGCCGACGGCCGGGCCAGGGTGCCTGGCGTTGCTGCGCCCCAGCCAGGAGCCTGAGCCATGCCACCGCGTTCAAAGATCTACGACCTGCCCCAGGAGTTGCGTGACGAGCTTAACGAACGCCTGGTCAGTAACGGCTTTCAGGACTACGAAGGCCTGACCAGCTGGCTGGCAGAGAACGGCTTTAAGCTCTCTCGTTCTGCGGTGCACCGCTATGGCAGCGCCCTGCAGGAAGAGTTTGATGAAGCCATGGGCGCGGTGCGCAAGAGTACCGAGATGGCCAAGGCCTGGGCTGAGTCAGACGAGGATACCCAGGGCTCGCTGATGGGCGCCACCAGCCAGATGGTGCAGCACCAGCTGATGCAGATCACCCTGGCTTTGAGCCGTGCGGAGCATGAACCGGAGAAGGCCGCCAAGCACATGGCCACCGTGAGCCACGCCATGGCCGATCTGGGGCGCATGACTATCAACCAGAAGAAGTGGGCGCGAGAAGTGCGCAAGGAAGTGGCCCGAGAGGCTGCAGACAAGGCGGCGGAAGTGGCCAAGCGCGGCGGGCTATCTGCCGAGGTGGTCAACGATCTGCGCCGAGAACTACTGGGGATTGCCTGATGGAGAACCCGCTCTCTAACGCCCCAGCCGCCAACGCCGACGCCCCGCCGCCGGTGTTGCTGCCTTATCAGCAGGCGTGGATTGCTGATGACAGCCAACTGAAAGTCAGCGAGAAGAGTCGGCGGACAGGCCTCACCTGGGCTGAATCTTCAGACAATGTGCTGATTGCCGCAGCTGCCAAGGGCGCCGGTGGCCAGAACGTGTATTACATCGGCTACAACCAGGACATGGCCATTGAGTACGTGGAGGCCTGCGCCCTGTGGGCAAGAGTGTTCAACCACGCTGCCAGCGCCGTCGAAGAAGGCCTGTGGGAAGACGACAGCGACGACAAGCACATCAAAACCTTCACGATCAAGTTCCCTGACAGTGGCCACCGGATCGTGGCTTTGTCCAGCAGGCCTGCAAACCTTCGGGGCAAGCAAGGCGTGGTGGTGATCGATGAGGCGGCGTTCCATGACAAGCTCGGGGAGCTGCTGAAAGCGGCCCTGGCACTGCTGATCTGGGGCGGCAAGGTGCGCGTGATCAGCACCCACAACGGCGACAAGAACCCCTTCAACCTGCTGATCAACGATATTCGAGCCGGCCGGCGTAAGGGCTCGGTGCAGCGCATCACCTTTAAAGAGGCGGTTGCCCAGGGGTTGTACCAGCGCGTGTGTCTGCGTCTTGGTAAGCCCTGGACCAAAGAGGCTGAGGACGCCTGGGTAAGCGAGGTTTACGATTTCTACGGCAGTGCCGCCGATGAAGAGCTGGACGCCATCCCGGCGGAAGGCTCCGGCAACTGGCTGCCCCGGGCCCTGGTTGAAGACCGAACCCGCAAGGACATTCCGGTGCTGCGCCTGAAGCTGGATGACGCTTTCAAGCAATGGCCATCGGCCATGCGTGAAGCAGAGATTCGGGACTGGTGCGAAGAGAACTTGAAGCCCCTGCTGATGAACCTGCCGGAAGATCTCTGGCTGGCATTCGGCGAAGACTTTGCCCGCCGCATGGATCTCACGGTAATTGTCCCGCTGCTGATCGGCCGGGATCTGGTGCGCCGAACGCCCTTTGTGGTGGAGCTGGCCAACGTGCCATTTGAGCAGCAGCGGCAGATTCTGCATTACATCCTGGATCGGGTGCCACGCCTGCAGGCCGGCGCTATGGATGCCACCGGCAACGGTGCCTATTTGGCGGAAGTGACCGCCCAGGCCTACGGCGGGCACCGGGTGCAGGAGGTGATGCTGTCTGAGGGCTGGTACCGGGAAAACATGCCGCCCCTGAAGGCCGCCTTTGAAGATGGCTTGCTGGAGATACCGGCAGACAGCTTTCTGGTGGATGACATGCGCGCCGTACAGAACATCAACGGCGTGGCGAAAGTGCCAAACAATTCGCGAAAAGATGGCCGCCATGGTGACTTTGCTATTGCCTTGGCGCTGGCCTACGCGGCCAGCCGGCAAGACCCGGCGCCGATTGAGTACACCGCAGCGCCCAGCCCGAAGAGCCGCTGGGACGCATCCCAAGATGACTGGGCAGATGATGACGATCTGCCCCTGCAGGAGACAGGCGCATGGTAGATATTCTTGATCACCGTGGGTTTCCCATGCCCCGTGAAGCTAAGCCCGGCCCGGCCACGCAGCCGCAAACTGCCAGCGTGGGTTACCTCTACCGGGAGTTTTCAGACCACCCGAGCCGTGGCCTGACGCCGGCCAAGCTGGCCAGCATTCTGGAAGAGGCCGAACAGGGCCGCCTGGAAAGCCAGGCGCGGCTTGCCGAGGACATGGAAGAGAAAGACGCCCACCTGTTCGCCGAGCTGAGCAAGCGCCGCCGAACGCTGCTGGGGCTGAACTGGAGCCTGCGCCCGCCTGAGGATGCCACCACCCAGGAGAAGGAATGGACCACCCGCATTGAGCGGATCATTCGGGCCCTGGACTGGGAGGAGATTGTATATGACGCCTCAGCCGCCATCCTCTATGGCTACGCCTGTCTGGAGTACAACTGGGAGCGCAGCGAGGGCCAGTGGCGCCTCAAGTCTGCCGATTACCGGCAGCCAGACTGGTTCATGACTCCGGCCCATGACCGGGACAACCTGGTGCTGCGCACCACGGACGGCCGGGGTGAGGAGCTGCGCAAGTGGGGCTGGCTGGTGCATGTGCACAAGGCCAAGTCTGGCTACCTTGGCCGAGGCGGGCTGGCCCGGATTCTGGCCTGGCCGTACCTGTTCCGCAATTTTTCGGCGCGGGATCTGGCAGAGTTCCTGGAAATCCATGGCCTGCCACTGCGCCTGGGCAAGTACCCAGCCGGCGCCAGTGACACCGAGAAATCCACCCTGATGCGAGCGGTGGTGAACATCGGACACGCGGCCGCTGGGATCATCCCCCAGGGCATGGATATCGAGTTCCAGGAAGCGGCCAAAGGCAGCTCTGACCCGTTCATGGCCATGATGCGCTGGGCCGAATCCAGCATGAGCAAGGCCATCCTGGGTGGCACGCTCACCAGCCAGACCGGTGAGAATGGCGGCGGCGCCTATGCGCTGGGCCAGGTGCATAACGAGGTGCGCCACGACATCCTGGTAAGCGATGCCCGCCAGATTGCCCGGTCGATAACCCGTGACCTGGTAGAGCCGCTGGCGCGCCTTAACACGCCCATGCGACGTATGCCGTCGTTTGTGTTCGAGACAGAGCAGCCGGAAGACATCAAGCTCTACGCGGAGGCGTTGCCCAAGCTGGGCCGGGCCATGAAGATTCCCGCCAAGTGGGCCCACGAGAAGCTGGGCATTCCCCAGCCAGAGCCTGGTGAAGAGGTTCTTGATTTCAGTCAGCAGCCATCGTTCACTCCGGCGCCGGCCATGGCAACGGCGGTGCTGCGCACCCGCCAGGGTGAGCCATCGACTGAGGATGAACAGGCGCAGAGGCTCGGCAAAGAGGGCGAGAAAGCGGTGCGCGGCTGGGTTGACCAGGTGCGATCCCTGCTGGCCGAGGTGAACAGCCTGGACGAGCTGGCCGACAGGCTGATGGATTTGTACCCCGGCATGGACCCGCAAGAAATGGCGGACCTGATGGGCGAGGCCCTGACGGCCGCCGAGATGGCTGGCCGCTACGAGACGACACCGGAGGGCCGCCGTGGCTGAGTATGGCTCGCGCCCCTTTGCTGAGCAGGTGGCGTTCTTCCAGGGCAAGGTTAACCTGCCCACCCGAACCTTTCGGGATGTGCAGGCGGCCGCCAACGCCCGCGCCTTTGTGGTGGCTGGCGCCATGCGAGACGACCTGCTGGCTGACTTCCGCCAGGTGATCGGCAAGGCGATCGAGAGCGGCACCACTCTGGAGGAGTTCCGCAAAGACTTTGATTCCATTGTCGAGCGCCGCGGCTGGACCGGCTGGACTGGCGAAGGCTCAGACGCCGGCAAAGCCTGGCGAACCCGCACCATCTACCAGACCAACCTGCGCACCAGTTACCACGCCGGCCGATACAAGCAGATGAAGGCGGTGGCCGAGGCCAGGCCTTACTGGCGGTACCGGCACAGCTTTGCCAGCGAGAACCCCAGGGCAGACCACCAAAGCTGGGATGGCCTGGTGTTGCGCCATGATGACCCGTGGTGGGGTATCCACTACCCGCCGAATGGCTGGGGCTGCGGTTGTTTTGTGGAGACGCTGGCTGAGCGTGACCTGGCGAGGATGGGCAAAGACGGACCAGACCAGCCGCCAACCGAGCCAGACAGCCGGGAAGGTGTTGGTGAGGGCTGGGATTACAACGTGGGCGAGGCCGCGTGGGGGCGGCCGATCAGCGAGCGCGCCTGGAGCCAGGCGAACGATCGGGCGTGGCAGCCGTTAATCACAGACACTTGGCAAGACCTTGGGCTGCCGGAGCAACTGCCGGCAGACTCGGTGCAGGCTGCGTTGGGGCCCCGCCTTAGCAGCAGCGCTGATGCAGTGGCCGCCGTTAGAGCGGCTATTGGCGGCCAGCCTGAGCGGGTGTTCAGCGTGGATGCTGGCCGGTTCCGCTATCCGC